CAACGTATGTACCACTCAAGTACTTGAATGCAAACGCTTTAGCATACATCAGAGGTATCCTATACTATGGAACGTACGTATACACTACATCTTCTTCAGGACCTTAAGCTGCACTTGCGCTACACACGTAGTACAGACAACAACTGCGTTGTGTCTAGAGAATAATTTATCATATATAAGTAAAGTGGTTTTTGTGCCTTTATGTTTACATGGGACGTTAGCAACTAAGTTTACAGCTACTGCAAGTTCCTTTGGAATTTCTTTCTTATTCATAGGACTTTGTCCTTTCTGCGTAGCAGAGAGAGAGATACATTCTTTCTTTCGCGCGGCTGAAAACAAGGGAGCCCGTAGGCTCCCTCAGCTCTGGCGCTCTTAGCGCACGCGCTTTGGATCAATCCCAAAGACAAGGCACGTATTCGTGTAAGCACGTTCCGTATCCTTGTCCATTCCGGTTTTCCCCGTCAGTAATCCCTTTTTAAGGGATTCCAGTAGGTTCACCCGTTGGGACGCTGTAATTGCGGCGCCCATGTTGAGAATCTTGCTGGTAGCATCCTTGCTCACGTCGGCGTCTTCAGATACAGCCTGTCTGAAGAGACCGACTAGTTCGAGAACCATACCGTTCTTGACAAGGCTGAACAACCTGTCGTTTGACTCATCTTGTGCTTTGAACACAAGGTACGAAACGAGTATGTCTGAAACTCCCGGCGTTACTGCCTTCAGACGGTCATAATCTGCCACGTTGATCTTTCCACGTAGCGCGGTGGATTGTTCTTCGCTCAGGTACTCCACAACTGAGTGAAGCTTAGAAAGCTTAAGGCTATGTTCAAGCTTCCCAACGGTTTCGCGGAGAATCTCGACTTCAGTCTTTTCCGCTTGCTGATGCTGCTTTACTTCTGTAGGCATGTTTCCTCTTTCCATACTGGGACAACGTTCTTGAGAGTATAGGCCTTGCTACTGGTGAGTTTGGCCTTTGCTCCGGTATTCACTACGCTTTTGTAGCTACGACGGATGTACCGCGTTTTGCCCACCGTAACCTTTGGTTCAGATACGACGGTTGGAGTGATTGATTCAAGTTCCACTGGTTTAGCTTCCCAGTGAAGCATGTGACCCAACGGATTCAGGATGCCATGCTTGTATTTAGCTTCCCAGAATGCTCTGAGTTCAGCCGTTCCAAGCTTAGCCTTGGGTAGCCGTTGGTAAGTGGAAGCTAACTCAAAGCCTCCGCTTGCTCGCCCAATCTTTGAATTGTCAGGAAGGAAAACATCCTTGTCATTCCTGACCCCAGCGTATATCGGCATCTTGCTCGCCTCTCGGATTCCTACTTTGCCGTACGATAACTAAGATGCATGAATGGTATCCTTTGGTTGCCTGAGTCGCTACAACTATAGTTGTATTTCCATTCGGCAGTAACATGTGATACAATGGCCGAGCCGTAGTCTGTCTATGTATGTCGTATGCTACATAGGGCTATGTAGTATTCTACATACCTGCCTCAAAAAATCGGTGTTTGAAAAAAATCGGGGGGGACGTCTCCACAAAATTTTTCAGAAATTTTAGATTCAGAGCTGTTCCCCTAGCTGAAGCTGCTAACGTAGTTAAGATAGTAACTGTAGCTAAAGCTACTAACGTAGTTATAGCACGAAGTGCAGTTAGCTGCTTGTAAAGCACGGGTCGTATACGGCCGACGGCTGAAGTAATTTTTGCCCTAAAAATGCAGTTCATACTCTTGACTCCGCAGCCGTAGGCACGTATGCTGTGCTCTATGCGGAGGAGAATCAGCTTCAAGACTGAAGCGCAGCCCACGGCTGTAGCTAAGAAGAAGCCTGAGACTCCTCTGTATCCCTCTCCCTTAAGAAGGGTACTTTCAAAGTACTTTGTGGAAGCGAAGGAAAGAAAGTACCCTCTCTTAGAACCAGCCGACGGCTTGAGAAAGGAATCTTCTTATGGTCAAGAAAACGCAATCTGATGAAGGCGCGAGTTATACTCCTGGGCCAGAAGCTAGAATGGCTAGAAGGAGCGCACGCTATGGGAGTAACGCGGCGGGAAGCACAAGAATGGCGCCGTCGAAGGAACCCGCAAGGAAAGCTGCTATCAGGGCTGAGGAACGGCGCGATGATCCAATGATTGCGGCTGGAAAGCAGACGCTGAAAGAGCAGCAGGAGCGCATAGGAGTTGCTGGAAGAGTGGAGATGGACAAAGAGACTCCAAAGAAGTAGCGGCGCTTTAGCGCCTACGTATTAAAAAGTTCAGTTCAAAGCTCTCAAGAGCTTCAAAAGCTAAGAGCAGGAAGTTAAAGCTAAAACTTATGAGTACTATCAATAACACGCTTCACTACGGCGGCTCTCTTCGAGCGAGCGGCAGTTCCACTCCTGGTCTTTCCCCACGGCCGGTGGCAAAAAGGGGGCGGGGGCGGCCCTCAACGCAAGGGAGCTTTAAATCTCAAAAAAGATTCGAACTAATCTGCCGTATGGAAAATGCATTCCTCCCGGAGTCCGCGATTGCGGGGATGCTTTCTATTTCTGTTCCACGGCTGAGATACCTCAAGAAGATGCCAGAGTATCTCATCGTCAGGATGCGCCTGACGCATGGCATTATCCTTGACGAAGATGCTAAGATCCAGGACATTAAGGAGCAGCGGAAAGAACTTCTAATCCAGATGCTACCTCCTGCCTTGCAAGTCTTAGCGAATATTATCCAGAAGCAGCCGTCGAGTTTCGCGGAGACGAAGCTTCAAGCTGAAGTCGCACGTGACGTTCTAGATCGCTCAGATATTTATGCGAAAGTCTCTCGTACTGAACTGAAACCAGTTTCATTCTTTGATTTCGAGAAAGCAGATACTGACTCTCAGAGCGTGCTCTCTGCTTTGCAAGGGGCAGCGGCACTTGCTGCCCCTGATGCTAAAACTATTGAGGCTGTGATAAATGTATCTAAAGAATTCTCAGAGGGTTCCAGAAGTCTTACGGAAGAAGAAGCTGAAGAGGCCATGAAGAGTTTGGAACACAGGAGCTGAGAAGCCCATGAAACTGGATCGTAGAAGCGTTCTCAAAATGATAGCTGGAGCTACCGCGGCGAAAGCTTTAGGACTGAAAGTCCCTGAGATTGATCCGCCGATGTACTATACCTCGGCCTCAGCTTGGTTTCTGATGGAGTCACCAAAGATTCCAGTTGTGTACTACAGGATGATTGAAGCTGCGAATGAAAGCTTCATTCACATGACGTACGCAGTTGGGTCAAGTGCTTTTAAGGAGCCGTTTGAAGATGAAAGAGCTATTGCCGGATTTTCTAAGAATTCAGCCGAGAGCTGAAGGCACCATAGTCCGAGACGGAATCTCTGTGACGGAGACGATGGCGGCATTCTACATTTATGTCCAAGCGAGAGGCAAGAGGGTTGTTATCCGACAGCCGAAGTCTGAAGATAATAAGTTCTCAATTGAGGTTGAGTCTCTCGATGATCTAGAACGGAGAGGAACAAATGGACTATGACATTCGTGTGATTCCGCACAACGCTCAGAGATATGACACGGTTGGAGATTACTATCAAAAGCGTGATGACCTAAAGGTTCTCAGAATCTCCAGCTTCCACGGCGTTGAGGATCTCACGGAGATGCAGGCTGAGGACTATGAGTTCCTTATTATGATTCATGAACTTATAGAACAGCATTTGGCCAAGAAATCGGGGATCAGTGACGAAGAAATTGATAAATTTGACATGCAGTTTGAGGATGATCGTAAGAAGGGACTGCACAACCCGGATGAAGAGCCAGGGAATGATCCAGAGTGCCCTATATATTACCAACACAAAATGGCTACTCAGTACGAGAAGATGCTAGCCGTGGATCTGGGAGTCGATTGGTATTACTACGATCGCATTGTGCAGAGCATGACGCAGGAAGTACAAGAGAATGGGCCTGATTCTAAAGCTAACGACGGTGAAGATTCCGAAACTGAGCAAGTTCACGCCTGAAGGAGATATGGTTGCTTTTAGCGGAGCGTCAAATTCGAGATTACAAATCGGCATTAGATGGTTTGACCCGTGGAGCCCTTGGGGAACGTCTTGTACCACGATCTGTGATTCTCAATTATCGTTTGCTAGACCCTACTCCCCTGAAAGGCGACGCAAAAAGGCTAGCCTTCAGAATGAACTCTCAGATGGATCTATATTATTTCTCTGCGGTGGTTTTAAAAAGAAACAAACTCTCAAAAGATCCAGATTTAAGAAGAAATTTGCATTACCAGATGTGTATGCTCGTGATGAAAGACGGCTTGAAAGAAGGAATAGAGATACCACGGGACCATCTGAAGACTACTATCTACAGCGAATGCCTACCAATGTGGTGGGCTCTTCCATTTGGAGCCAGAGACGAAGATTATTTCACAAATATCGGCTACCCCGATCTTTACATTGAATGGCTACGCCGTGCTCATAATCAGGATGTTCGCATTCTTTTAGTGTCGGAGACGATTAAAAATGCCACAAAACTCGGCGGCAGAATCGCAAATCACTATGAGAATAACGATACCTTCCGAGAGTTATTCTTTGATATCCTCCCTACTGAAAAAGAAACCTGGACGGCCGACTCTTTACATCAACGGCGAACCAGTGCTGGAAGAGGACATGGAGAGGGTACTTTTGATTTTATTGGTGTTGGGGCCGCGCTTCAATCTAGACATTACAACAAGTGCGTACAGGACGACCTCGTGGGACGTGAAGCTAGAAAATCCCAGATAGTAATGAATGACACTATAGACTATCATCAGGTTTTAGTAGGTGCGACGGATTCCGATCCTGATGATCCGGGGAGAGATTTTGATGAGCTTGTAGTTGGAAATCGGTGGAGCACAGATGATCTTAATTCCCACGTCCGAAAAGAAGAACCTTACTTCACGTGGACCACACACTCTGCATTGGGAGGTTGTTGTTCCTTACATCCATTCGGAGAACCTATCTACCCAGAGGGATTTACTAAAGAAAAGCTTCTCAGATGGAAACGGCGTTTGGGTACATATCACTTCTCCTGCCAATTTCAGAACTACCCTATTGACCCAGACAGATCCAAAATCAACATGGCTGACTTCAGGTATTTTCACTTTGAGAAAACCTACGGCGCAACCGCACTCCCTAAAGAGCCAGCCTTGCCATTTGGAAAAATTACAGAAATCTCTAAACCCGATGGATACAGAATTGTAATTCGGCATCATGTAGCGGAAGGAGATGTTGAGAAAGATGTGTTCCCAAGGTATCTCGAACGTTGTATCATCATCGATCCAAACCACAATGGACAACACTCGGCGGGAGATCCTGGAAAGGGTGGGAGATGCCGTCATGCTCTCATTGTGCCTGGAATCCAACGAGATCCTTTCAGGATATATATCCTTGACCAATGGGCTAAGGCTGTCAGACTCGATGAGTTTGTCAAGGTACTATTTCAGAAAGCACTCAAATGGAGGATTGATAAAATCCATGTTGAGACAGTCGCGGCTCAGAAGTTTCTGAAGTACATTCTTGAGAAATTCATTGCGGAGAACCGTCGTGAGTATCCAGAACTTGGTAAGATACAGATTATGGATCTTAAAACGCCTCAGACAGTTGGAGCGAAGGAAGAGAGAATTGACAACTTTATCCCAAACATCGAGCGGCATGAAGTGTGGTATGACGTTAACAACTGTGATGAGATTAAAGAAGAGTCAGAAGCTTGGGGACAGAAGAAGTACTTGATGGATCTTCTAGACGTGCAGGGATATATTCCACAAGTTATGGGAAGCATAAAAAAAGATAGAGAACCTGAAGTGCGGGAGTACCTTGAAAAACAACGGAAAGCAAACATGCGGAGGCTGAGTTCAGTAGCGTAGATGCCATATTCACCACCAGTACTGGTTAAAGAGAGTGAGTGGGGGAAAGAAGAATACGCAGAACTTTGCCGTTTTATAAGAGATAAAGTACGGCATCTCGATATGCGTTTACAAAGTTTCAGGACTGAGAAACTTCCTGAATATGTACGTCTCTACAAAGGACGGCCGAAGAATAAAGAAGTAGATTGGCC